GAGCTCGACCTTGAGCGGCCCGCCGATGCCTTCGACCGGGACAGCCTGGTCACCGATCGCATCGATCGCGGCCTTGCGATACGCGCGGCCTCGAGCGCCGATCACCATCCGGCCTCGAAAGTTCCGCCAGTAGTGGTTCACTGACGGAGGCCAGGGAAGCGTGAACTCTAGATGGATCACCTCGTTCCCGACCTCCGCGTTAATTGCCGGAATGTCGCGTAGATTGACATCCGGTCGCCGCGGCGCCCCAGGTTGACGCTCGACGCGAACGTCTGCGACTCCTCGAGTACGCGCGGATGGACGTCGACGGTGAATGCCATGCGTCAAGTGAGGACCCGGTAGACCCAAGTCGCGGCCGCTGCGAAGGCGCCGATCCCTATGCCGAGCAATCCGCCGGTGAGGACCATGATCAGCGACACTTGCGCGATCGACACAAAAGCGTCCCAGGGCTTCATCGCTTTACCTCGTTGGTCTCATAGGCAGATAGGGCGACATGCCCCTCGGCGATGAGAACATTCGCCAGGTCACGCGCGGTCTGCTCCGTCCGCTCGCGTTTGTAGGTGCGCCAGTTCCACCACCACCGCGACTTGCCGACCGGCAAGTACTGCACGTCCCATCCGCTATTCACGCGGCTCACGCGATCGAGCTGTTGCACGACGCGCACCCGTGCGACGGGGATGACGACGGTCGTGATCGCGGAGAACGGCCTCGAGCGGTCCTGCGTCATACGCAATTCAGAATGGGATGTCGTCGTTGAAATCTTCGGCGGGCGCCGGTACCGGAGCAGGAGCCGCCGCGCGCTGCTGATCTTTTTGTCGCACGGAAAGCGAAAAGAACTTCTCGCCCGCGAGCTTTGAGCCCTCCTTGCCGGTCTTCAACCATCCCGAGAGCCAGTACTCCACGCCGTCGACGTTGATCGAGCCGGAGTAGTCCGGGTGCGTGTCCTTCTCCTTGCGCTTGTTTTTTGCGAGGAGGCCGCTGTTGGTGTTGTCATACTGCATCGGTCGTCTGCTCCGTGATGGTCAAGGGTTGGCGAAAGACGCGCTCGAAGAGCTGCGCCCAGGTCTCGGGATAACCGCGACGAAAACCGGCGCGCTCGTTGGCGAGCCCCTGTAGGAGAATCGCGCGGCGGATAAGGTCGCGGCGCTGCTCGCGCGTCGTGACACCCGAGTCCCAATTGAGGCCGATCTGTAATTGCCGAGCGAGCCATTGCTCCGCGACGAGCTCGCCGAGGTTCACTTTTTCATCTCCGCGAGAAGTCCGAGGACCGGGTTGTCATGCGCGAGCTGCGGGAGCTCTTGGCGCGTCTCGGCGACGTCGGCGAGTTGGTCGTAGTGCGAGGCGAACCGCTTCTCGAGAAACGGGAGCGCATCGACGCTCGACCAGGCGATGACCTTCCACCCGCCCATCGCTTGCACCGTCCGCTCGACCTCGGGGATCGCCGGTCCTGCGTGATATGCCCCAGAGCGAACGTGCTGTAGCGCGATCGCCCACCCCTCGCCCGGTGTCATTCGCTGCGCCTTGCGGAGCTGCTGAAAGTGCCAAGGGTTCGGGAAGTATTCCTCGTGCAGCATCAAGTGTTGAGCGGCTGCGCGGAACTCCTCGATCGTCCACGCGCTCATCGCCGAGTACCAAAGCTCGAGCGCCTCCGGCGTGATCTTCCCTCCGGGTTTCATCTCGGCGAGCGAGACCAGGATGCGCGCCATCTCGGCGCGGTCAGCCGGTTGCATTGGCTCCCTCGAGCCACGCCTGGGCGGCGGCGATGTTCGAGCTCTGCTTGACCTGGGCCTTCGATGGCGGGATCGGCCAGGCTTGCGACCAGGGACGGTCGGCGTCCCCGAAGAATCGCGCAGGGTTGAGGACCATCCGGTTCGTCGCGACAACGTGCGCGGCGTATCGCTCGACGCCCTCGCGGATCTCCTGCCAGGTCGCGCCGTGCTCGATGTGTCGGCGGATGTGGTGCTCTGCGCTGATCCAGTCCGTCCGGCCCGCGTGTGGCGGGTAGATCGCCTTCAGAGCCTCAAATTCCCGGCGCTCGTCGCCTTCCGCGCGCGCGAGTTTGGCTACCTCGAGCGAAGAGATTACGCATGAGGTATCAGATAGGGTTGTAGATATAGTCTGGTGTCTGGAGTCTGGAGTCTGGATAGGTGACCCGTTCGTTGAACGATTCGTCGCACGAGTCGTGCTACGGTTCGTGCTGCTCTCGTCCCCCACTCGTGCCGCCTTTCGTCTGGCCTCTCGTTCCTCGGCGATGCGACGGTTCGTGTCACGCTGCTCGTCTGCCTTCGCGATCTCGAGGAGCGCCCTCGCGTTCGTCCACCCCTCCCCCTCGAGCTGCCAGAACTCGCCGAGAACGCGCTTGACGGCATCGCGGTCGGCCTTCGAGACCGCGCCGACGATGCGACAGAGCTGCGTCATGTCGGTCGGCAAAGGCCTCTCGGTCGCGTAGTGGTGATCGAGGAGCGATCGGTACGCCCCGCGCTCGGTGAGCGACAGGTGCCCCGTGTCGCGTTGGAAGTCGCCGATGTAGTGCTTGTAGAAGTTCACGCCGCCTCCCTGGGATACAGATCGGGTCGCAAGATGTGCCGCGAGACGCCGGTGACGCGCTCGACTTGCAGAACGCGCTCGGCCGGAATACGGCCGCGCTTGCGCCATTCCCAGACCGAGGGCGCGGAGATGCCCAGGAGCCGGGAAAGCGGCCGCAGTCCCCCTGCGTGCGCTATCGCACTGACAATGCCGTCTGTTTGGGTTTGACTATCCATCGCCAAACTTTAAGTTAAGCGGCGCCTATCATCAAGGGGTCGCATACAAAGGGGCAAAATCACCGCCTATCGGTGGTGACTGAAACGTAATGGTTATGTGATGACTACCTGTTAGGATTCGCCTATGTCACTTTCAGACCGCATCCGACGACTCCGCAAACAGCGCGGTCTGACTCAACAGCAACTGGCCGACGCTTTTGGAATCAACAAAGCGTCGGTAGCCGAGTGGGAGTCCGGCCGCACGGGCCCATCGAATGACCGGATGGCGCAGCTCTCTGAAGTTTTAGCAACGACGGTCGACTACCTACTTCGCGGCGACGACGCCGCGCAGTCGGGACAAGGCTTGACCGACGATGCGTACATCGCGATTAGACATGCGAGATTTAAGCTGGCGGCGGGCGTGAACGGGTACACCATTGACTATGACAACTGCGACAGTGCGCCTCTGTTTTTTCGGGCAGATTGGCTGCAAAAGCGCGGCCTAAAGGCGGACAAACTGATTGCGCTGAAGGTGTACGGCGCCTCGATGGAGCCAGGGCTTTACGATGGAGACACCGTCGTCGTAAACCTCACAGAAGCCGCCCCGCTTGACGGCGTTGCGTTTGCCGCGAACTACGAGGGCGAGTGCGTCGTAAAGCGCCTAAAGCGTGACGCCGGTCGTTGGTGGCTTACTTCTGACAATGCGGACAAGCGATTATTCCCGGACAAGCTCTGCGACGAAAACGTCCACATCATCGGCCGGATCGTCCACCGGCAGTCCGAGCACATCTAGCGGCCGATTGCAGCTTTCGACTAGGGAATAGCGGCCGCTTTTCCCTGCTCGACGCTCAATAGCACGTCCGTCATGTACACCCTTAAAAAGGGCGTACACGCCACAAAGTCACCCCTCCCACCCCCGCTGTAAGGCGCCGCCCGCGCGATTGTTAGCCTTCGCTTGACATACTGGATAGGCACCGCCTAACCTCCCCCGTGTTGGGTTTCCCAACGCATGAGGAGGTTCAGATGTCACAAGTCCCCGCAGACTTTGCCTTTCAGAGCGCCCTGCTCTTCGTTTGGCTGCTGATTGGGTTCGCGCTGCTTGCGACGCTCGGCGCGATTTTCGAGTTTGTTCTTCAGTTGTACGAGCGAAGCCGCACGGATGATCGGGAGGTTCTGCCCCCGCCGAACCCGCGGACCATCGTCCGTCGCCGCGGTTGGAACGTGCCGCTATGAGCGCCGAGTTCGTTGATCCACGCGACAAGGTCGCCGTCTTGAAGTTCGCCGAAGGCCTCGAGCGCGACAGCATCCCGGAACGCATCGTTCTCGAGCTCGATCACGACATCGCGATCGGCGAGCTCGTTCGAGCGATTAACACGGCCGGGCTCGTCATCACATCGCTGCACGGTGGCGTGCAGCTTATTCACCGAGCACCGAAGGAGGCCGCATGATCGAGCAAAGATCGGCCGACTGGTTCTCGGCTCGGCTCGGCCTATGCACGGCGTCGAAATTCGCCGACGCGATCGCGAAGCTGAAAACGGGAAAGCCCGCCCAGGCTCGCCAGACCTACGCGATACAGCTTGTCGCCGAGCGGCTCACGGGACAGCCGACGCCGCATTTCACGACCGCAGCGATGCAGTGGGGAATCGATAACGAGCCCGCCGCGCGCATCGAGTACGCCTGGAAGCGAGACGTCGAGGTCGAGGAGGTCGGGTTCATCCGGCACGCCTCGGTCATGGCGGGAGCATCCCCGGACGGCCTCGTGGGCTCTGAAGGCGCCGTCGAGTTCAAGTGCCCAAGCTCACAGCGCCACATCGAGACATGGCTCGGCGGGATGCCCGAGGAACACATGCCCCAGGTGCAAGGGCAGCTCTGGATCACCGGCCGCGCCTGGATCGACTTCGTATCGTTCGATCCAAGAATGCCGAAGGAGTTCCAGGTCTACATCGAGCGCATCGAGCGCGACGACGCATACATCGCAACCCTTGACAGCGAGATCCGCGGGTTCCTCGCGGATGTCGAGTCACTCATCACGCAGCTCCAGGAGAAGGCCGCATGACGACTTCCATCACATCCATCACTGTCACCGAGATCGAACGCATGGCGACCGCCGTCGCAAAGTCCGGTTTCTTCGGAGTCCGCACGCTTGACCAGGCGATGAGCTTGATGCTGATCGCCCAGGCCGAGGGCCTCCACCCGGCGATCGCCGCGCGCGACTATCACATCATCCAGGGACGGCCCTCGCTGAAGAGCGACGCTCTGCTCGCTCGCTTCCAGGCGAACGGCGGGAAGATCGAGTGGACCGAGTACACCGACCAGGCAGTCGCCGCGAAGGTGTCGCACCCGCAAGGCGGGACGGTCGAGATCAGATGGTCGTATCAGATGGCCGAGCGCGCCGGTCTCACGAAGAATCCGACCTGGCGCCAGTACCCGCGGCAGATGCTTCGCGCTCGAGTGATCAGCGAAGGCGTCCGCGCCGTGTTCCCAGGCGTAGCCGTCGGCGTCTACACCTCCGAGGAGGTGCAGGACATGACGATGTCGAGCTCCTCGACGGTCGTCGCTGCGGAGCCGCAGCTCGCCGATCCCGTTGTCCTGGTGCGAGAGGCGCCAGACATGGAAACGCTGAAGACGCGATACCGCGACGGCGTCGTTCTCGCCAGGAAGACAAAAGACAAGGACCTCGAGGAGTCACTGAACTACGCGAAGGACGCGCGGAAGGCGGAGCTCGAGGCGATTGTCGTCGAGCCGCAGGAGGTTGCCGCGTGAGTAACGAAGCACTCGATACCCTGGTCGAGTTAGCAGATGCGACCAGATCTCGAAAGATGGTCGCGGAATGCGTTCGGGCAGCGTATGCGCTCGGAAAGTTCGACGCGGTGGCAGAGATGACTGTCCCCGACTGGGCCATCGCTGCCCTTGATTCACTCCCGCCAAGGAGGTGCGCCGATGATCCGCTCGCAGACTGATCAGATCCGCGCGGAGTTGCTCTCCGGCGAAGCGATCACGGCGCTCGATGCGCTCGAGAAGTTTGGATGCCTTCGCCTCGCTGCACGAGTCAAGGAACTACGGGCGCAGGGCCTCAACATTCAAACCGTCACCGAAAAGAGGAACGGCAAAAAGTTCGCGCGGTATCTGCTCGCGAAGTAGACCTCCCTCGATGCGTGCGAGCACCCCTAGCGGAGCCCGGCCCCGACACGCAAGCCGGAACCAATGGAGAAAATGAATGAACAACAAGTTCGTCCTATTTATGGAAAGTTCCGATAGCGTCGTATTCGCTCGAGTCGATCGCTGCGGACTAGAAAAGACGCCGAAACGAAAGAACGCGACAGAGTTCGACAGCGCGTCCGCTGCGTATGAGGTCGGCGCGTTGATGCTGACGATCAGCGAGCAGTCGAAATGGCAAGTCGGTCAGCGTTGATTCACAAGTTGAGCGTCGTGCCCTTTGGGACCGTACAGCGCGCGGACGCCGGGAGCCGCGTGACGGAAGAGGCGATGGGTTGCAGACGCCTATGGGCGGCGGTGCTCTGGCTTGCCGTCTACGATCTGTCGGGGAGTCGTCACAGTTCGTTACTCAAGGGAGCGAACCGTTACAGCGCGGAGCAGAGGAGCGCGCGCCGGTACATTTTGTCGGAGGACGACGGAATCGGCAGCGCCAGATGGATCTGCGAGAACCTGGACATCGACTTCCGCGCTTTCCAGATGCGATGCCTCACGGTCGAAGGACGCGCGCGAATTCTCAAAAAGGTCGGGAAACTGGCCGTCACTAAAGAGATGGACGAGCAATGAACCAGGCAGTTCGTGACCTTGTTGAAATCCTGGCTCGTGCTGCTTTTGAGGAGCTGCGCCAAGCGCCGCCACCGCCGCCAGAGCAGGATCAGTTGATCGAGCACCGCCCGGCGGCATAAGGTTGCACCATGCGCGCGACTATTTATGCCCGATACAGCACCGAGCACCAGACGGAATCGACGATTCTCGATCAGTTAAGGCGCTGTCGAGAGTACGCCGCCGCTCGAGGTTGGACGGTCCGCGCAGAACACATCGACGAGGGCATCTCTGGTGCCGCCTTTGGCAATCGCCCAGGCGTGCAGAGCGCGCTCGCAGCTCTCGAGGCCGGAGATGTTCTCCTGGTCGTCGACACGACCAGGCTCTCGAGGTCGCAGGATCTCGCGCCGCTGTTGACCAGGCTACGCCACCGCGGCGTCCGGGTGATCGGTGTGCTCGACGGCTTCGACTCCGACAGTCGCACCGCCAGAATGCAAGCCGGTCTCTCTGGAATCATGTCGGAGGAGTTTCGCGCGCAGATCGCCTCGAGGACACACTCCGCGCTCGACATGAGAGCGCGCCAGGGAAGAGCGACAGGCGGTAAGTGCTACGGGTACTCGAAGGCCGGAGAGATCATCGAGAGCGAGGCCGGAATTGTGCGCGAGGTGTTCGAGCGCGCGGCGCGCGGCGAAGCCCAGAAAGCGATCGCCGCAGACTTGAACAATCGCGGCATCCCCTCGCCTGGCTCGTCCTGGGAACGCAAACAGCGACGCAGCGATGGGATGTGGCTGCTGTCGTCGATTCACTCGATGCTCGCGAATGAGCGTTACACCGGGCGCGTCGTTTGGAACAGATCGGTCTGGCGCAGAGACCCCGACACGGGAGTCCGTCAGCGCATCGAGCGTCCCGAGTCCGAGTGGATCGTGACGAATGGGCCCTCGATCATTGACCAGGCGACCTGGGAAAAGGTCCGCGCGCTGTCGAAGCCGCGGCAATTTCACGGCGGGAAAAAAGGCGGCTCTCCGCGATATGTCCTGTCTGGGATTTTGGTGTGCGGAGAATGCGGCAGCAAACTCGTCGTGACTGGAGCGCACGGCGCCTGGTATCGGTGCTCGACGCACCATAATGGCGGGCCTTCTGCGTGCTCGAACTCGGTCGGAGCGCGTCGCGAGGTTGCCGAGGAGATGTTGCTCGAGCCAGTTCGTGAGCAGCTTCTCGCGGATGAGGCGGTCGATCTGGCCGTCTCGATGATCCGAAAATGGGCCCGGTCAGAGCGAGCAGAGCTCACAAGGCCCGCGGAGCTCGACGACTTGGATCGAAGGATTGCGAGGTTAGAAGCGCAAGTCGCCACCGGCGCCCTCGAACGCCAGGACATCGGACCATCCCTTGCCGCCCTTTTCGACCGCCGTCGGGCAGTCCTGGCGAACTCCTGGCGCAGTGCCAAGGCGGCGTCATCGTTCGATTACGAGACCGCCGCAGCCGCCTACAGGGAAGCCGCCCAGAACCTTCGGGAATCGCTGCAAGGCCCCGCAGGGCGCGCTAGAGCGGCTCTGCGCGACATTCTAGGCGATGTGGTGTGTCGGCCCGAGAACGGCGTCCTGGTCGCCCAGGTCGGCGTCAACGCCGCGCCGCTCTTAAAGGCGGCGGGCGTTTCATGGAATGGTAGCGGGGGCGCGCTATTCTTCTATGATACCAGACGCCTAGCCAGAATTGCGAAGCGTTAGCCCCTGGGGTCTTTCCCCGTGAGCCAGGTGATGTACCAGATCGCCTTCCCGGCCTCCTGCTCCGGCGCGTCCTTCTTGCCGCAGCGCCACAAATAGGCCATCGCCGAGCCCTTAACGTAGCCCTGGAACTCCTCCGGCGTCAGCGCCGCTCGCAGGGCGTCGATGCACTCGATGTCGCCCTGGTAATGGTCGGGATTGATCGCGTCTTTCATGCCGCGCGCCTCCGCTTTCGCAGCCAGGTCAGATAGTCCGCCGCCGCCTCGATGTCGTGCTCGATTCTCACCTGGCCGAGCTCGGAGGCTGTCGGGTCGATGATGGCAGTCGCCGAGGGCGCGATCAGTCGCGACGGCAGACCGAGGGCGTCAGCGTAGGCGTCGTGGATCTTGTAGCTCCCGAGCTGTAACAGGTGCGCGAGCATCCCGGTCGACGGGATGCGGAGCATCTGATAGCCGCCGGTGTGCTTGTGGCCGCTGACGATGATGTGATCGTGATGTGTGAGCGCCGCCGCGCGGAGCTGGCCGTGGCTCGGGTTCCACATCGAGTTGCCGGGCCAATCGTGCCGCGCCGCTACTCGCACCTCGGCGCCGTTCGCGAACCGGAGTGCGACCCGGACCGTATGGTCTCCGGTCAAGCTCACGCCCGCCTGGCGCTGTATCCACCGCAGCGGGTCGCCGGAGCCGGACCAGTGGTCGTGGTTACCCTGCACCATGAAGAGCCAATGCCCGGACAGCTCCTCGACGAACCATTCGACGAGCTGCCAGGCCTGGGAGGCCGTCGTCTCCTGCTCTCCGTAGAGCTTTGCGAGGCGCCCGACCCAGTTGTTCTGGATGTCACCGATGCACGCCGCGAACAATCCGTCGGTCTTCTGAATGACGCGGATGTCGCGCTCGAGCTGACCGAGATCGGTGCCGTCGTCGTCGACGTGCGGGTCGCCGAGAAGCGTGACGCCGATCGGCTCGCTCGAGCGAACCTTGACCGGGATGAGCTTGCGGGCTTGTGCCGCTTCGTCCTTGCGGGCGAATGCGGCCTTCCGCCGCTCGATGAGCTCGCTGACGTCGATCTTGCCAGAGGGCAACTTCGGGAACTCGATCTGCGCGGCCTTCTCCGGCGGCTCGCGAACAATATCGCCGCGCTTCATCCGCGCGCTCCGCGCCGGGTCGTAGGTTGAGCTCGGCACCTCAATCCCGTCGGCGATCAGCTTGTCGATCCGTGACTGAACAGATCGGACGTTGATGCCGAGCTTGCGCGCCGCATCGACGCGGATGCCTTTCGCAGCGCGGATTGCTGCGATGACCTCCTCGTCGCTTACTTTCAAGACTCCCATTTTGGGCTCCGTTTTTTTACTTAAACTCAAAAGTCGTCAAGGCTTGCTGAAGGAGCCCGCCGTAGTTGTCGACGAACGCTTCGTCGTGCGACAGTTCGTGATTCATCATGTCGAGCATCGCGTGAGTGAGCTCGTGACAGAAGGTCGAGGTCAGCTGCGTCGGCTCTTGATTTTTTAATAGGTCGATCCGCAGCTTCTCCGGGTCCCACAAGCCGACTACGCCCTTGCCGTGCCGCCACCTCGAGCGAGTGATGACGCGGACCTTGATCGTGTGGCCGAGGAGCTGGAACTGCTTCGGGATGCCTGTCTGGTTTGCTTTCACAGCAGCGCCGCCTCCGCTTGTCTTCGTCGAACCAGGCCAGGTAGTACGCGCCCGCCTCCGCGCACCCATCTCATGAGTTGCTCGCGTGCTCCGTCCCAATCCTCGGCGTTGAGCTCTCGACGGAGCGTGCTCGTCTGGAGTCGCCCGATGCCCAGGTTATAGACAAAGTCCACGCTCGAGTTCAGCGCCCGCGGATGTGCGACGAGCCCAGGACAGAGACGCAGGACGCCTGGCAGATAGATCGTGCGGATCGACATCTCGAGGAGCTCGTCCGCTTGCGCCCTGGAGATCGGCGGGTCCTCGAGCGTTACCCGTCGCCCGTCCAGGTAAAAGGTCGAGCCCCACCCGATCGTCGGCACATTCGCGCTGCACAAGTAGGGCCGCGCACGAAAGCCCTCGAACTCCCGACAGAGCTCGAGCGCGATCGAGATGTCGGTCATAGCCCGCGCTTTGCGAGCGTGCGGTCGAGGAACCAGTAGTTGATCGTCCCGGCGACAAGCGCCGCAAAGTCCGGCGTCAGCATCGCGCGGAAGGTCTCCATCGGGTCGAGACCGACGCGCCATGTCTCGTAGCAGTACCAGGCGTGCAGGAATGACCAGAGCGCGAGCACCCAATACGTCACGATCGGCCGGACCGATGCGCTCAATGCAGCGACGAAGCCGCCGCCCGCAGCCTTTACCATGTCCGCTTGCTGCTGAATTGCCGCCTGGAACGCAGACATCGCGCTCGTATCGACCGCGAGGTCGCGTTGAGCGCCGATCTCGGCCATCTTCTGCGCGCCGCGCTGCTCCTCTAGCTTGCACTGCCGCTCGAACATGGCGAGCTCGTGGGTGCGCTCATTCTTTCGATCGAATGCTTTCAAGAATTCCGGCGCCAGGCGAAACAGTCCGCCGAGTAAGCTTCCGGCGACTCCGCCTCCAAATATCTCGAGCATGTTGTTCTCCTACTCGTTTTTCAGTTTTTCTCGGATGTTCAGCGCGTGAACCACTATTGCGAACACACCGGCACAAATTGCAATGACGCCCGCGAGCAGCGAGACAATCTCGTTTGCTTGTGATAACCAGGACACCCCGGCCGAGACCGCGGAGCTTGCGACTGCGGCATCTGCCGCTCTCTGTGGTGCGCTCATGTCTTATTCCTCAACACTGACGATGGTGACTCTCTGGCTGTTGGTGCCAGTCCCGAAGGCGGTCGAGCGCGCGGTGATCGCTGCGCGATAGGTTCGATCTGAAAGGCTTGCATCGTTGTCGGTGTAGCTCGCCGAGCCGCTCATTGATTGAGACCAGAAGCGCGCGTAGGTGCCGTTCGGATAAGGCTCCCCGTCGGTCTCGTATTCATAGGTTCCGGACACGTTCAGCGTCGCGACCTCCGTCTCGGACCCCGCGCCGATTTTTCTGTAGAGCTTGACGGTCGCGGAGATCGCCCCGCCCCCGGTGCCCGTGGACGATCCCTGGAACTGTGTCCAGTTTCCGGTGAAGTAGTACGAAAGCGTGACCACCTTCGGGTCGCCGTTCGTGCCGAACGGACCGACCGTGATCTGCGCGGACGCGGAGAGATCGCTCGTCTCGCCCTTGTTCGTGAGCGTTCCCGCGGAGAGCGTCCCGCCGAAATACGCGGACCCGTTGGTTTTGAGGTAGTAGACCGCGTTCGCTTCGGTGCAGCTCGATAGGCTCGCGAAGTACGGGCCGTACCACTCGATGAACTGCGAGGAGCTCCCGAACGGCGCCCCGGTGACTTTCATGAACGAGCCGGTCTGCGTGATTGTGCGCCCGTTCGTGACGTCGACGCGG